CCACGTCGAAGGCGTTGCCGTGGACATGCTGCGAGCCCTTGGCGCCGCCGACCGCCTCGTTGTGCGCCGCGTCGCGGAAGGCTGAGTTGACCTTGAGCGGATAGCCGATGGCATCCTCGAGCGCCTTGAACGACGCCATTGCCGGCGCCGAGACATTGGCGAACAACTCCCGGCCCTTCTGCCAGCCGATGAACTCCTTCACCGCCGGCTGCAGCTTCGCCTCAAGGCTCACCACGTCCGCCGGTAGCATGTTGTCCTGGTTCTGGCGCAGATACTGCATTGCGGCGACAGGATCGGTGGACGCAATGCGGATCGTCTGGTCGTTGTAGACCTTCGACGTTGCCTTCTGCACTTCCAGATCAAGCTTTTCCGGCGCCCATCCCTCATCCACCGCCCGGCCGCGCAACTCGCCCGTGATGAGGCCGATATTCGCCGCCGTGCTCGCCGGATCGGCCAGACTGTCCTGATATGCGCTCTCTATCCGTGCCGCCGAGGCACCCGCCACCCACGTCTTGCGCGCGCTTGCCGAATGCGTGTCCACCGACAGCATGGCGCTCTCAATGCGCCGATCCAGCACATCCTGCAGTTTCTTCTGTGCCGGCCGCGACAGCCCTTCCATGGCCTTCGACTTGATGCCTTCCAGTTGCCCGACGACCGCCTGACGCCGCTGGACCGCCGTGCCGCCTTCAAGGTTCATGAAGCCGCCTTGCGGATCGTAGAGCAGGCCCCTGATCTGGTCGGAGACCAGCGCGTCACGATCCTTCGCCTCGGCCGTCGCCTCGCGGTCGATCATCTCGAAGCCGACACGGGATGCTTCGTCGCCGAGCGCCGACACGGCATCCGCCACCGCCGACGCGGCGCGCGGCGAGACTTGCGCAATGGCCCGTTGCGGCGCCGGGATCGGGCGCCGGCCCATGTCCGCGACTGTCGGAAGCGTAGCCATCAGCCGTAGCGCTCCATGAACGACGATCCACCCGCCATAAGCGTCTTGGCCCCGGCCAGAAACCCGGCCCGCTTGTAAGCCTTGCCTTCCATCCTCGCCGCCGCCGCCTGCGCCTGGCGTCCCTTGGCGCGTTCCTCGCCGCCCCATGTCGCCAGCATCTGGCGATAGGTGCCTTCCTCCTCGATGTCGCCGAGAAGCCCGATGTCCTGCCCGCCGCCGCTCGCCGCCGCCACCGCGCGCGCACGGCTCGCCACAAGGCGCTTCTGTTTTGCTTCCTGTTCGGCCTCAAGCGATGCGGAAGCGCGCTCTGCCGTCGCCTGGGCTTCGAGTTGCCGTGCCTGAAAGTCGGCCGACGCCTTCTGTGCATTGCCAGATGCGATCGACCCTGCCGCCGAGACAACGGAACCACCGGCGGCTAAAACCTGACTGAGCGTAGCGCCCTTGATCGCGCCGACCGCAGCCGCGAATAGCTGTGCCATATCCTACCTCGGCTCGTATTTGTAGACGTTGCCGGCGACATGCCGCCAGCCAAGGCGCAACAGCATCGGCCCGGATGTCTCCGTGCATTCACAGAATGCCGGAAAGTCGATCATGGCCATCAACTGCTTCGCCTTCCGCCAGACCGTCATCTTCGCCACGCCGGGCTTCAGGTCACTGAACACAACCATATGCTCGCCAGCAACCCGCCAGCCCGCCATGCCAACAACCTCGCCATCGACTTCAAGCACCCACGCCCGCACCGCGTGATCCGGCCGGCGCCCGTGGAACGCATCGAAGTCAGATGGCCGCGCCGGCCTAGTCGTGATCGTGCCGGTCGACATTGATCACCGCCGCCAGAACGGTGCAGGGCCGCGGCGCATTGGCGACCAGGCAGATGCGGTTGTCGGTATCCCAGTCGCCGGGAAACTCGATCATGTCCTGATCGTAGGCCGCCCATACCGTGCCATCCGCCACGTCATCACCATCCTCGACAAGCGGCAGATCGTCCAGTGTGTTGAAGTCAGGCCCGAACTGAAGCCCCTGAGCGTGCGTGTCCGCCAAGAGCAGACCGATCTTGTTGACACGTGTGCGCTGCGTCAGGGATACGCCCATGCCGGTCTGGCCGATCAGCTTGGCGCTGCGATAGCGCGCCTGATAGCCGAGTCCGGCGCACCATGTCGTGAAACTGGCCGTGAGCGTCGGCAGGGCGCCAGCCACAACCGCGTGCGTGCCCTGATCCGCGCCATCCGCCCACACCACCACGTCCTTGCCTTCCAGATGCGCCAGCCCCGACACGACGCCCGTCCCGGTGATGGAGCTGTCCGCGAGAAGACTGAGCGCGCCACCGGCGCATTCGTCGATCCGCGCCAGCTCCTCATGATACCGCACATCAACCCCGCCGATGGTGCGGCGCACCCGGAAGAACACACGATCCTCGATCACCGCCGGCAGCACACATACATCCTCGATCACTCCGTCCGTCTCAAGCGGCACCCAGCACACGACATTTTCCGCGTCGTCTCTCACCAGCAGCGCCACCGTCCCGTCCGTCAGTACGCAGTAGAGGCGAAAGTCAGGCTCTTCCTGGGCTGCGATCTTGACGATGCCCGCGCCGGAGACTTCCGGCACGAGGATGTTCATCTTCGTCGCCGCGTAGTCGATCCCGGTCTGATCCGGGCGCAACTCATAGAGGCTGATCGTGTCGCCGCCCACGAAATAACCGACCTTGCCGGAAATGGCCGGCATCAGCGCAGCGGCTCCCTTCCCGGTAGCCGTCTTGACGTTGTAGTTCGACGGCGTGATCGGCTCGTCAAGCGACGACGACCGCACCACCTGCACCATTGCGCTTGTGCCGACGAACATCCGCTCGATCGCCATCGCCCAATTCACGTCGAACCCGGCCGCGTCGGAGACCGTGCGGTTGATCGGCGCGGCGTCTCCCTCATAGTCTGGATCGAACGACGCATAGGCGTCCGAGATCGACCCGAAGGCGCGGCCATTGCCGAACCACCATAGCCGGCCCTGCGATATTTCCACAGCACTTGGCCAGCCCTGCCAGTCCGACCACGCGCCTTCCGCCCAGATCGTCGTGGCGTCATTGTCGCCAAGGTCTTTCAGCACCACCGCGCTTACCGAGGTTGCAGACGTGTAGCCAGTGATCCGCACGACGCCGGTAATTGAGCCGGCCGAGAACTCAAGAGAGGTGTCCGCCGCCCCAGTCCCGTAGTCACCGGAGTCGAACCCGATCCGGTAGTATGCAACCGTGTTGTCTAGACCGTCCGCATAGTTCACCGTGCCATTGGCGGTATAGGTGTTCACCGTCACCCATGCGCCGACATCGCCGATGGATCGCTGAAGCCGAAGCGTTCCCGTCCATGTGCCGGATATGGTGATGGTAAAGCGCCTGTCAGCCCCAACTCCTGTCACGCGAATGGCATTGGTATAGGACAGATCGGCGACCAGCGTTCCTTCGACGCGCTGGCCCTGCGACGTGATCCGCCAGAGCGCCCCGACATGCGATGACCGGAACAGCGGCTGCGTCGCCGTGAGCGTGATAGCCCCGGAAATGGCCGACGGCGTGATCGACACGCTATCGACGTTCTCCACCAGGAACGGCCCGTCGTTCGCCTCGTAGAGCACGAGCGACCATGAATTGTTGTCGCGCCGCTCGATCCGCCGTTGCTGAACATTGGACGCGACGAAGATCACATCTCCGCTCTGGCGCCAGCGCAGCGTCTTGTTGTCCGCCGCCGTCGGCCATGGCGTCGGCAGCGTCACGACGCCGCTTTCAATGGCGATGCTGTCCACCAGCACCGGGTATTTCAGGATCGACGAAAACTCGACATGGATCGTCGCGTTGCCGGATGGGTTGACGGCGATGCTATGAACGCCCGTGCGCAGCACGATCTGCCGGAACACGTCATCCGCACCGGCCGACGATCCGATCCGCATGACAACTGGCCCGCGCTGCACCGTGATCCGCAGCCCGTGAACCGTGCCGGTTGCGGCGATGCTGATAGCCTGACGGCGCCGAGCGGCAGCGAACCCGGTGCCAAGGAGCCGCATGTAGCCGCCGGCCGACCATATCGACGACGCGCCAGCCTCATCCGCCGATGTCCACCCAGACAAATCGCTGTCGAACGTCCCGTTCGTGATCGTTGCGGCAACTGTCGGGCGACTGACCCGTGTCTCCCCATCGTCCCATATCCGCATCCCGAAGGACGACAGTTCCAGAATGGCGGTATCGTCGCGCGAGAACACGAAGGGGATGTAGGAGCCGTCACCGCCAACCGTGGCGCCGGGTCCGTGCTTCTTCATGCCAGGCCGCAGCGACATGGGACCAAGTACCCGCGGCAACCAGTTCGTCTGTTCCTCGGCCGAGAGACGCACCCGCTCCACATCGACACGCGCCACCGCCATCCGGCCGATGAGGCCGCGGTTGAACGTGGCGAGAATGTCGCGCGTCTTCATCTGATCCGCGACCCGCGATCATAGTTGCCGCCGCGAGACGACGCCCACGCACCGACCGGACGAAACTTGACACCTTCCTGCATGGCATCCGTCGACTTCGCCTGCGTCAGGTATTTGCGCTGATCCCGCTCGATCAGTTGCAGCTTGGTGTCCGAGTTGGTGATGCGCTCGCACGCCTCAAGTGCCATGCATGTCTCGAGATAGTAGCGGAAGCTCTCCGTCCACCGCGACGAGTCATGGCCGTAGCTGCCATGCGACGACACATAGCGGATGAAGATTGTGTCGTTGTCAGACAGCCAGTATCCGCCTTCGTCGGTGTATTCCTCGGCCGTGAGCGGGCGGCGGAAATATTCGTCCGCCGACAGTCCGGCCAGGCGCCGGAAGTCGTCCGGCTTGTCAAATGCCCGGCGAAACCCGAAGCCGGGCGTAATGCTCGCGTTGTAGGCACCCTGCACCGATCGAATGGCAAAGTTCCACTCGCCGCGCTCAAGCGCGTAGTTGACCAGCGCGCCATTGTTCCAGATGCCATCCAGCACCCGCCGCGGCTCGCGGTTTTCCGTAAGCGAGGCCAGCCGGCGCGAACCGAGGCGCCGCAGCGCCCCGTTGTAGACATCCAGCCGGTCGCTGTTGGTGATCGCCATGTCAGGCCGCCATAGCCTTCTCGTGGTTCTTCAGCCACTGTTCCGCCATCTCGCGGCTGGCCATGCCGTCCTTGACGACGCCACCATCCGCATTGCGCACGATGCCCCATTTTGCGCCCGGGCCGCGCCACTGGATGCGGTAGGGCTGATCCGGGGTCGCCGCCGCCGGCGCTTCCTCAAGCTGGACATGATCCAGCACGGACACCGCCGCCTCGATCCGCGTGACGTTGCGCACGATCAGCATCGCCCACCAGTCGCCGATCGGCGACAGAACCTCGATCCGGTTGCCGGGACGCAAGTCCTTGGCGACATGCGTCCAGTAGGACGGCGCCAGAAGATCGTCGAGCGCCACGCCAAACTCCGGGACGTGGTAGTAGACGATACTGGCGTGTTCGGCGAGCTGCAGCCGCGTCGGTTTCATGTGTCTCTCCAATGGGCGAAGGGAAGGGCGGGGCCATGACAGCCCCGCCCGGTTGTCAGTCGGTATCGGTCGCGGTGATCGCGATGCCGTCCGACAGGTCCACACTCGCGGCCGTTGCGGCGTTGACGATGTGGATCTGGATCGCCAGCGGCGAGGCGTCGGTATCGCAGACGTAGATCACGTCTCCGGCGCGCATCCCGAGGTCGTAGCCGTTGGTGAAGTAGCCGGCCGCGTCCACCACCGTGGAGGCGTCCGTCGAGCGATACACCCACACCTTGCCGAGGCCGTTGAGCAGGCCGGTGTTGATGCAGGCCGGAGGGTTGGAAGTGCTGTAAGCCATTGTCTCGCCTCCTTACGACGACAGCGCCGAGCCATCATGGTTCATCACCACGACGCCCGAGTTCTGCAGAATTTGCGTGCCCATGAAGACCGAGCAACGCGCGAACGAGTAGTCCTGTTCGTCATCGTAGCCGACCGAGGTCATCATGCCGCCGGTATTCGCCGCGTGAGCGACGGCCGACTTGTGATACATGAAGCACTTTTCCGCGTTGGTGCCGACACCCGGCAGGTTCGGATGGACGATCCAGTTCACGTCGATCCAGCGCCGCGGCCGCACCTTGTCGGCCCACCCCGCGCCGCCGGTCAGCGGCTTGGCGTCAACGTAGTCCGCTGACGCGTAGGCCGCGATCTGCATAAGATACCCCTCGAACGCCGGCGTGATGAGCGCCGTGATCTGGTTGTCCCACGGGATATCCGCGTTCTGCAACATGGTCTTGGCCTTGAGAACCAGAGACATGGATGCAACCGCCGCGCCGCCGGTGTTGACCGTGCCGGTGTTGAGTTCGGCGATGATGTCCGCGTCGATCTTGCGGTTGATCACGCCCATCGTCGTCTTCTGCATCACCGCCCGCTGGTCGCCCTGCGAGGCGAAGATGTTGTAGCCCGTCTTGCGCACAAGATCGTGCCATTCGACGAGCGTGACGGTCGTCTGCGTATTGTTATCGGCGCGCGACGGGATGAGCCCGTTCACTCCGCGCGTGACAGCGGTTGCGCCGCCCGAATCGACAACCAGCATTTCCGCCTGGTTGCCCTTGATGACGGCTTCGGTCGTGACGGTATCGCGCACGATCGACTGGAGCTGTTCAAAGCCCGCAATCATCTCCTGCCGATACTGCTTCTGGAAAGCAGATTCTGCCATTGGATTACCTCATTGATTGAAGGAGAGGCACATCCGACGCAGGGTGTCCGAATGGCCGGCGGGCTCTTGCGAGGGTATCCGCCGCCCGCGCGGGGCGTTGTCTTTCGTGCTGTCTGTCTTTGGTTTCGACGGGGCCGTTGCCGGGGTGTCCGTCAGCGCGACGCCAGTTTCTCCTGGGCGTCGTAGAGCGTCCGAAGACGTTCTTGCGCCTTTGCGTCCTTGTTGTAGGCGGCGCGATTTTCGCGCATGTATTTCTCGATCTTGGCGACCTCTTCGGCCACGCTGTCCGCCTGCGAGCCGCCGCCCGCTGGGGCCACGAATCCGGCCGGGTTTTCCCGGTTGGCCATGTCCGCCATCCAGCGCAGGAACGCCGGGTTGTCGCCGAGCAACCGGCCGTCCGGTGTGCGCGCACCGCGCAGCATGTCTCCGAGCGTCACATCAGCGCCGGACTCGTCCTTGCCGACGACCGGCGCTGCGTCGAGGAAGTTCTTCACGGAATTGAGCGTCATGCGGTAGTCGCCGCCGAACTCGCCGCGCAACTCATCCTCTGCCGCGACGCGAAATTCCTTGTCCGACTGCGCCGCGGCGGCGACCTTCGCCTCTTCGGTCTTGTAATACCAGTCGAGCGCCGCGCCGACGAAGGCCGGCGGCATGTTCGCGGCATGGGCCGTTTCGAGGAACGATCCGGCAATTTCCTTGTCAGCCTCGCCAATCACCAGCCCGTTCGGCAGGCTTTCAAGGTAGCCATCGGCCTTTTCCGGCACGCCGATCTGCTTGCGGTAAGCCGCCACGTCCTCCGGGCTTGCGTCCTTCGCCAGCGCTGGTTGCGCCTGGCCGGCCGAAATCTTCTTCTGTGCCTCGCGCAAAGCCTTTGCCACGTCCAGAGGCGACTTGTAGCGGTCGAGCGACTTCATCGCGTCCTTGTCGTCGCCGGCCATGCGGGTGCGCCAGTCGGCGGGCCAGTCGGCCGGCGCAGCGGCTGGCTTGTCGCCACCGCCACCATCCGCCAGCGACTTGCCAGCACCCGCCGGTGCGGCACCATCGGCAGGTGCGGCAGGCTCATTCTTCGGTGCATCCGACGGGTTTCCGCCATCAAGCGGCGCGTCGATCACGTCATCGGGCATTCTGCTTCCTCATTTCAGCCACCAGTCGCGGCGGCAGGTTGACCATCTTGACGACCTGAAGTCCGACGAAGCGCCGACCCTCTCCGAATGCCGTCTCTCTCTCGCCCCCGTCGCTGTCCGACCGGAAGGAAAGCTCATAAGTTCCGGCGGCCGTCGTGATCAGCCAGTCCAGCGCCAGCTTCTGTTGAATATCGTTGGCGGTTCCCGTCGCCAGCGACTTGAACGCCAGCACGACTGCCTCGCTGTAGTCCACCGGCTTCCACGCCGGATCGCGCGGCTTCATGCTGCGAACGCCTTGGCGGCAACGCCGAGCTTCTGCGCCACGTCGGCGCCCTGTTGCATCCCGGCCAGCGCCTGCGCGGCGTCCTGTGCCTGAGCGTCACGGTCCATCGCCGCTGCCACCGCATCCTCGCTGCGCATCCATGCCTGCGGCGTGCCGGAGCCTGACAGCGCATCCCGAAGCGCCACACCGAAGTCCACCGTATATTGCGCGGCCGGATCGACTTCGACGGCTTGCGCGATCATCGCCTTCATCTCGAGGAATTGCTGGCCCTTCTCGCGTTCCGCCGCCTTCGCCAGCGGGCTTTCGAAGGCAAAGCGCACGTCCGAGCCTTGCAGGCTTTCGGGGATGCGATCCGCGCCACCAAAGGCGCCCTCGCGCAACAGCGTCTCGAATGTCATGTCGCAGAGCGCCGCGTTGTAGTCCTCTTCGATCGGCTCGAATAGCGGCAGCGCCTGGCGGATGTATTCCTGCACCCGTTGCCCAACCTCATAGGCCGTCATTTCCGGACCACCCACGGGCGGCAACGCCAATTGGTTGATGTAGAAGGCCTCGCGGATTTGCGCCGCGATCCGATCCGACATCTCAAAGCCGTAGGGAAGGCCGGACTTGTCCTGCACCATCGGCCGAAGCACTTCACCGAGCCGCTCGTCATATTCCGCGTCGATCGCCGTGAAGCCGCCGGCATAGATGTTGAGATCGCCGCGGATCGCCTCAGACACGCCGATCATCGGCGGGTTGGCGGCCCGCTCGCCGGCGTCCAGCAGCGTCAGGGTCATTGCCTGAATGAGCCGGGCATCCGGGATCGCCACCACGGTTGCCGGCGAATATGGGTATTGCGAGCCGGAGACCGTCGCCCAGCGCGGGATCACGTAGCGCCGCGTCCACGAGCCGACGTCCTCCATGATGTGATCGTTGTCGCAGTCGATATAGAGCGACACCCACGGCTGACGCCACGCCTTCGCGCCGTATTCGTCGGCCCGGACAACGACGTGGCGCACGGCGACCCGCTCATGCGGCTCCTTGGCGAGGCGTTCGCTTACCTTCGCGTTGACCTTGCCGGGGAAAAACCGGCAGAGTTGCGAGACCGTCGGCTTCCAGTTGCGGTGCACGCCGCAGATTTGGCCGTAGGCGTCCTCTTCCCATGCCACGTCGCGCAGATGCCAGTTGCGATAGAGGAGCGCCGTGTCGCGCCGGTTGACCTCGACCGAAATGACGCCGCCGCCGAAGGCCGAGAAGTCGTGATCCGTCTCCTTCGTCGCCCGCGTCAGCATCGCCTTGTGATCATACATCGCGCGGCGCATGACGCTGGCGCTCCATTCGAGCCACAGCTTGGCCTCATGGTCCTCGCGCTCTTCGCGATCGGCGCGGACGGAAAACCAGTTGCGCCCCTTCGGCCGCAGCATCGAACCGATCGAGTTGCCCAGATCGCGCCGCACCATCACCGGATATCCGGTCATCAGGTGGCCGGCGAAATCATCGCCCACGTCGCGCGCCACGGTGAAGTCGGCCCGTTCTGGATAGAAATTCTCGGCAATGTCCTGGTTGCGCCGGTCAAAAGACGCCTTTGCCGAGAACAGCCGGTCCCCGCGCTCCTTCAGCGACTTTGCGTCGGTGTGCAGCATTACGCGCCCAGCGTCTCGCGCCCGGCGCCGGTCAGCACCGTCGAAGCCGAGCCAGACGATCGCGTCTCCTGCGCCACGACACGCTTGCGCGCCGCCGTCAGGGCCTTTTCATCCGGCAGCGGCGTCGGCGGTTCGATCTTCGGCATCTTCGGCTTGGAAAACAGCCCGCTCATGTCTCGCCCTTCCTATCGCTTCCGCCGCGCCGAGGCCCGGCCCATGTTCACCGCCACCGACGATCCACTGCGCTTCGCCGCCGCGTAGCCGCGCCACTCGTTGCCGTGCGTCATCAGCCGAGGCCCGTAGGCGTTGGCCATGATCACCGCATCGCCCCTGTCAGGCGAGCGGCCGAGCTTGGCCACCAGATCGACCTTCGGCGTCACCTTGATGCCAGACGACGTGATTTCGAACCGCAGCGCCGTCAGGTCGGAGATCAGCACCGGATCATCCGGCAAGGCGATCCGCGCGCCGCCGTCCTGTGCCGGGTCCAGCGCTTCGCGCAGCCGCCACGCATCCTCAGCCCGCTTGTTGTAAAAGCCGAATTGCTGGTCCGCCGTTCGCCGCACCGACCTTTCGGCCCCTTTGTGCCCGATCAGCGGCGTGATGCCGTTGTCCTTGAGGCGCATGTAGGTGGCGCCGCCGTAACCGCCGCCCATGTCGACAACGACCGTGGCGCCGTTGCGCCGGGCAGCGATGATCAGCCCGGCGACCTCGTTCCCGGTGGGCGTATCCACGCCGGCCACCACCTGCAGCGGCGCAAACCACGCATCATAGCGCGCCGAGATCGTCGTGTTGTCCGCGCCGCCCTGTGCCACGTCCGCCGCGATGGCTGACATTGGCGCGTGTTCGGGTGGCTCTGGCGTCCACCGCGCCTGTGCCTCGCGCAGCCATGCCGTCGGAAACACCTGAAAAGCGTCGTCCTGCCGCCCGACCATGAAATTGCCGTCGCGGATCGCGGAGCGGTAGGGCTCGGGAAGCGCGTCGAGCTGCTTCTGGTAGTCGTCCGTCTCGATAAACGGGTTGTCGGTCAGCCGCGACGGAATGAAGGTCCGCGATGTCGGGATGAACACGTCACCGTCGCGCTGCACCGGCTCCGGGCCATCAACCTCCAGGTCTTTCGACGCGTAGCCATCCTTCACCGTGATGAACCACCGCAGCTCTCCCGGCTTGGCCGGATTCGGATGCGTCAGATCGAGCCACGGACGGAACATTCCGACGATCCACTCGCCTTCAGACGTGACCGGCGGGTTTGTCGCCATCACCGTCCGCGTGCGCTGGCCCTCCTTTACCGTGCGCACCCAGCCCATGAGAAACCGAACTTGCGTTTCGCCGAACTGCGTCGCCTCGTCCAGCCCGAGCAGATCACGCGCCCGACCCTGGTATTTCATTTCGTCGCCGTGATCCTTGGCCGCGCCGAATGTGATGATCCGGCCATCGTCGGTCCGCAGCGTCGGCGGCGGCTTGCCGGAAAACCCGTCGCGCGAGCCATAGATGCGCAGCAAGTCTTCGATCAGTCCGCCGCCGCCTTCAAGATCGACGCCGTTGCGCCGCATCAGCAGCGACTGATGATGCTCCTCCAATGCCAGACCGCAGAGCAGGCCGGACTTGCCGCCGCCGGCCTCGCCGCCGAAGAGCAGCACATCGGCCTTGGAAAACCACGCGTCCGTCTGCGGCCCCGGCGACGGAATGAACTTGTTTCTCGCCGTTGCCCGCGCGGTCTCATCGTGAAGCGCCAGCTTGGCCGCCGGGGTCAGCCCGTCAAGCCGGTCCAGAACCTCGTCAAGCCGCATCTCAGCGCGTGAAGTCGCCCAGCACCAGCACGATATCGCGCTGCGCCGCCTGGTTGACCGGTGCGGCGGAAGCGCCAGAGCGGACCTTGACATAGTTGAAGCCGAGCAGTCCGGTCACCATCACGCCCACGAAAGACGACGCGCCGACGGTGAATGCGACCTCGCCAGCCGCGTCGTGCAGGTCGGCATAGGTCACGCCGTCGAGCGACACCGACAGCGTGATGCTCGCGGCGGTCCATGCCGGCGGCAGAAGAATGCCGGTGATAACGCGACCCGTCAGCGCCACCGCACCGGACAGGGACGATGCGGCAGCGATGGTTGCCGTCTCCTGAATGTTTCTGTTCGGCACCGGCAGGCTCATTCCGCGTCCTCCTGAATGCCCTTCGCTAGCAGAAACGCCACGCGGCGGGCCAGTTCCTTGTCGCTCAGCTTCACGTCGTCGACCTCGATCGGGCCACCGTCACGCCCCGTCAGTTCCGACCTGTCGGCAAGGCCGAGATCGCGGGCGATGATGTTGGCGTTGAGAAGGTCGGCCGACGCGCCCTCGAATTTCTGCTTTCGGATGATCGCCTCGGCTCGCGTGATGACCCCAACCAAGTCGGCCCGGAACTTCTCATGCCCTCTGGTTCGCCACCCTCGCCACGCCTCTTCCGTCACGTCGAGGAACAGGCACAGCCCGCCAATCGTCATCGCCCGCATTTTGGCGACAGCCTCTTGCACGACGACGCCCTGATAGGCGAAAGGCTTCATTTCGTAGAGCGGGTTTTCGGCGTTCCACTCGAAATATTCGACGCAGGCGCTCCACAGATCATCGGCCGTCTCGAACTTCGGCGCGATCCCGTGCGAGCTTCGCGCCTCCCAGAAGCGGTTTCCCGGCAGGAAGCGCCCGGTTTTGGCGTCCCGGACGTCGCTCATATTGTCGCCTCATGCTGTGAAATAGCTGCGCGTTGGCCTGTCGCGCCCCAGTCGCGCGGTGACATCGGCGCTTGTCGGGCGCGCGGTGCTGCACATCTCAGAGGATGTGAATGCGGCGATGCGGGATGATCGGCGGAGCCGCTAACTGCAAACAGCCAGCGCGTCGAATAGTGCGGCGCGGACCACGTCCATGTCCGAGACTTCGAACTCAATCGTCATCGTCAAAGCCGAGGTCAAAGCCGATGCGACTGGCGCAGCGATAGATCATATCCCCGCTGGCCGTGAGGATGCCGGTCGGCTGGTCCTCGCTCCACGATCCATCGTCAAACACAGTGTCGCCGCGCGTCTCTCCATCCCATTCGCCCCAATTTGCCTTGACGGCGCGGACAGGTCCGACACGGTCACGCATCTGTGCCCTCGTGATTGGTGATTGGTTGGCGGGCGTTTCGTCCCCGCCTTGGCGCGTAGGCACGACGGCTGCTAGCGATCCGCCTGCGGCATGGCGCATATAATCCGCGCCCTATTATACCACCAGATACCCGAAATTTATCACATATGCAACAGCTAATTCGCTTTTTCCCCTAGCATCAATTGAAGGCAATACGCCGCGATGGGATTTAGCGGTCGCTCCCCGCATTCCCACCGGCGGATTGTGCGGGCGCCGTTATCGCCCATGCCCCATACCTCGGCCAAATCGTTCTGGCTGAGGCACAGATGCTCGCGGGCGCGCTTGAACTCGGCGGGGGTCATGCGTCCCACGCGTCGCGGTATGCTTTGGAATGCAGGCTGTAACCGGCATTGTAAAGCGCCATCTGCGCGGCGGTTCGGTGCGTCTGGCCGTCCTCACTGATCAGACCGGCAGCGGCGCGGGAATCCGCAACCGCCTGCATCCTCGCAGCGAGTGCGGTCGGGAGTTTCGGGTCGCAGGCGAAATCGAACGGGCTGGTCATCTGTCTATCCTTCCTCTGGCGCATGGTGCAGCCGCCCGCGCGGGGCGACTGGCGATGCGTCAGAAGTAGTGAGCCTGATCCATGAAGACAATCTTGAGGTCACGGCCCTTGGCGCGCTTCTCGGCGGCGGCGAGTGTGCGGTGGCGGCTAACGACCATCCCCTTGTCATCACCGCGCGGGACAACCGTGACGACCGTGTAGCCCTTGCTCTCGATGGCGGCGCGGTCGGCTTGCTTGCGGATGTTCAGTTCCATTTCCGTCTCCTTACGTGGGCTTCATTGCCCTATACCCTCAATATAGGGCCAGCGGCCCGCTTGTGCAAGAGGAAATGCACTCAGCCCGGGATTTTTTTGACCATTTCCCGCAGCGCCCGTTCCCGCGCCACGTCGATCTGCCGCCGCGTCAGTCCATAGCGCCTGATCACTGCGTCCTTGCGCAGTCCCATCGCCAGAGCCGCCACCGATTTGCGGCGGGTGCTGTTTGTGCCCCACTCGCTTGTGACGCCGTGGAATAGCCTCAGCACGTGATCTGCGCGGGTGCATTCCTCGGCGCTAGGGCGGATTGGGCTTGGCTCGTATTCGGGCAGTTCCTGGACCTCGCCCTTGATGTAGGCGCTGATCTTCTGCCAGATCGTGATTTCATCCGGCGCTTCGGGCATGGCGGATTTTACCGGATAGCCCGCCCGTGGGGTGCCTGCGAAAAACCTGGAGACCCGGAAAGCATCGCGGAGTAGCACCCACATGATTGCTTCGGGAGTGTCTCCAAGGCGCCGGTCGTCCCTCGCCATTTCTGCCCCGGCCCGGAAAGCGCGCTGCCAATCGTAGGTCATAGGTCAAATCCCTCCTGGATTGGCTTGGGCGTCGGCTCGATGAACAGGTCGGGCTGGCGGGCGGCTTCGTCCACGCGCTTGCACGCAATCTCGAAATAATCCGGGTCGATCTCGATGCCGATGCCGTGGCGGCCTAGTTTCTGACAGGCGACGAGGGTTGTGCCGCTGCCCATGAAGGGGTCGAGGATGGTCTTGGCGTCGGGGAGGAAGTCAAGGCACCACTCCATGAGGGCGACGGGTTTCTGTGTGGGGTGGCCCTTGCCATCTTGAACTGCCTTCCCGCGCCCGTAGGTGAAAACGCGAGATGCCTTCTGCTGCGAAGTCCAAGCCAGTTCCATGTCGGCCAGCGAAAAGTCGCGCTGCCCCTTATCCCAAGCCAGCCAACGCATAGAAGGTGGCAGCAGATCGGCAAAATAGTTGCCGCCCCAAATGATCTGTTCCTTACTTCCGTCAAGAATTGCGGCGAACGCTTCGGGAGATGGTCGATCCTTGTCCCACGCTGTTTCGGCGTAGAGTTTCCAGCCTCGCCCCGCTTTTGATCTTCCGCCTGCGGCTATTCTGGCAAGGGCTGCGGCGCGCTGTTTTTCGTCCGCGCCGATCCCATACGGCGGGTCCGTCACCACCGCATCCACCCGGCCGAGAGTCGGCATGACCTCCAGGCAATCGCCCAAAATCAGCCGCTGACCTCCGATGCGTTCCTCCCTCACTGAAGCCTCCGAAATAACTGCTCGGCCGGTGTGGCCTGCAATCGCTTGATCTTCGCCATCAGACGCTGGATGTAATGCTGCGAGTTGTCGTATAGCCTCTGCAATTCTGCCACCCGCTTTTGCGACTCGGCCAGCCGGGCGCGGAGGCTGAGGATTTCGCGCTCCTGGTGCGCCTCGCGCTCGGATTGGTCGTAGAATGGCCGCGCCATGTCAGCCCCCTATTCCGCCGCCAGGCCCGCATCCGCCGGTGTGGCGTCCGCATCCAGCCATTCCGGCGTGTCGGGGAGCGAGATGCGCGCATCGGCCGCCACGGGCCGCTTCCGGGACTTCGGCGCGCGACCGGCCGGGCCGCGGTATTTCCTGCCCTATCCGATAGGTGTCAGCCGTCATGTCCTGCATCCATGTCAGTTTTTGTCACCCACGCCAGAGACGCCACACGTAGGCGGCGCTGCGGTCCCGCCGTTCGGCGGCGATCAGCCCCTCGGAACGCATGGCGCCGAGAAGGCAATTGAATGCCGTCTTACCAATGGCGACGTGCTCGCGCATGTCCGCCGAGACGCACGGGCCATCGGCCAGCATCCGCAGCACGGCAGCCCTCGCGTCGTCGTAGGCCCCGCCGGTGAACTTCCCGGGAGAATATCCCGAGGACATGCCAATCTGGCGCTTGCGCTCCCTGCCGACGGCATCTGCCATGAGCGCGGCGACACGCGCCTCTCCGGCAGGCCCGACATTGCGGCAGGCAAAGGCGTTGCTGATCATTCTCACATTCCCTCCAATTCTTCGTAACCCTGACTGTCTGCCACGTCGTTCACCGCGCGCCATGGCCACGGCTCGCCTGCCTCGATCGCACGGCGCCGCAATTCCCGCGCCTGTGCCCGTGTCCCGATCCACGCATAGGCCGGGTGCTGCGTGGCGCCACGGCCAGAGAGGTGCAGCCGCGCGCCGGTCGCCGGGTCCACGAGGCGGATTTCCGGCGCATTGGCGTAGCGGCCGAACTTGTAGCCCCGGACGCTCATGCCTGACGCCTCCACCCTTCCGACGATCCGTGCCTGGCGATGTAGGCCCAGCGGTCCGCCTGTGCGTCGTATCCGCCCGGCTCCGGCCCCGGCTTGGCACCGGCTTGCTCGCGCTCGGGAAAGACGCCCTGCCAGCCATTCATGATCGACGCATTCGCCACCGCGTCAGGATCGCGGCACTCCTTGAGCCGCCCGACGATCAATTCCGCCGCCCGTGGTGTCAGCGGCTTCTTCAAAGCCTTCCTGTGGACGATGAAGTCGCGCGCCACGCCTTCGCTCAGGACTTCGCTGAGAATGGGCAAAACCTCGCGCGCAGCGCTTGCGCGTGTCTCTTGGTTTTCTTCCCTTTTGGTCTTCTTGCCTTTTGGTATTCTTAAGGGGTCGGTTTCACCGGCTGTCGGTTCAACCGGCTGTCGGTTTTTCAGGCTCTCGGCCGAGAGACGGGTTTTCAGGCTCTCGGTGGGGTCGTCATTGATCACCCACGTCGTGCCTTCCATGTGTCCACCATCGCCGCGAATGGGTGTCAGGCTGACATAGCCGGTGTCGCTCAACTCCTTCATTATGCGCTGGAATTTCTCACGACCAATCCCGAGCATGTCCATCAGATGGTCGCGCCGAAACAGCCAGTCGTCGCTGTAGGTCATGAGCAAGGCGAGCGTGCCGCGCGCCTCCGCACTGAGCCTTTTGTCGCGCATAGCCTCGTTTGGAATTGCTGCATATTTTCGGCCCGGCCGAGACGATCTCTCACGCATGATATCCGTCCTCCCAAATCATGTTCGTCCCCGCCGCGAAGCGCACATGCGCCGTCCGCACCTCGCCCTGGCGCTGCTTGGCGACGATGATCTCCATGCGGTTGCGGGCGCGATCCAGACACGCCTGCCACGCCTCGATGGCCTCGGCCTTCTGCGGCTTCTCGCGCTCCAAGTAGTATTCGTCTCGGTAGCAAAAGAGCACCGCGTCGGCGTCCTGTTCCAACTGCCCGGACTCGCGCAGGTCGCTCAGCATCGGCCGCTTGTCGTCGCGGCTTTCCACCTGCCGCGACAACTGCGAGAGCGCCAGCACCGGCACATTCAGCTGCCCGGACAGCATCTTGAGCGCGATGCTTATCTCCGTGACTTGCTCATAGCGGCCATTGCCCGGCGCCTTGAGCAACTGCGCATAGTCGACAACCAGGAGCCGCAGCCCGCCGTCCATCGTCCGGTGCGCCTGCTTCGCCCCGGCAATGAGCGCTCCAATGTCGGCGTGCTCGCGGCTCAGGAATGTGATCGGCAGCTTCGCGACATGCTGGGCGCATTCCACAAGCGTCCTCATCTGCGGCTCGCTCATGTCGCCGCGCCGCATCCGGTTATAATAGACTGCGTTGCCGACATGCGCCGTCGCCTCGGCCAGCGCCCGAAGCGCCATCGCCTCCGGGTTCATTTCGAGCGAGGCGATGCAGACGCCATGCCCGGCCCGCGCCGCGTTGAGCGCGATGCTGAGCGCGAGCGCGGTCTTGCCCATTGAGGGGCGCCCACCGAGCAATACCAATTCGCCCGGATACAGACCGGAAATGATCGCATCGAGCGCGTGAATGCCGGTCTTGACGGCGGTGCTTGCCTCGCCCTGATAGGCCGCCAGCGTCTGCTTCATGGCCGTGGTGACGGCCGCCATCATGGACACCGGACCACGGCCTCCGGCCTGGCCCTCCGATGCCACAAGCGCGGCCTCTAGACGCCCCGCGATGAGGTCGGCCGAGTCCTCGCCACGCGCCATCGCCGCCGTGGCATCGGTGATAGCCGCCGCGATGCTGCGCTTGCGGCGCAGGTCGGCGAGCATGGCGACATAGCCGCGGTCCGCCGCAGATGCGCCATTCATGGCGGCAAGCTTGGCGATGTAGCCCACACCCCCGACGCCGCTCATGTCGCGGCTGCGCATAACCTCGGCGACCGTCACCGGACTGACCAGATCGCCGGCCTTGTCCTTGGTGAGGATCACATCCAGGATCGCCGCGTGCAGCGGGTCATGGAAGAGGTCCGTCCCGCCGCTCGCCAGCACCATCGCGCAGCGCTCCGGGCGCATCATCAGCGACCCGAGCACGATCTGCTCCACGTCCGGGTTGAATGCCACGCTCTCGCCGATCCGCGTCATCGCCTGCATGTCCTGCCCTCGCCACCAAGTCCCGCGCCAGCGATCCGATGGACCGCCATGTCGCCGTTTCGTCACTCATCGCCTCGCCCCTCAGAATGTAATTTCGTCGTCCAGATCAGTGCGCCGGGCACCCCCATCGTCATCTCTCGGCCGGTCCCGTGGCGCGTCGTCCCGCCGCTCGCCGCCGCCCTGCAACGTCACCTCGGCCACCCGGACGGTCAGATATGTCTTGCCCTCGTGCTCGCGCGTCGAGAGGTCGCCAGCGACGGTAACGCGGCTGCCCTTGGTGAGGTATTGCGCCATCGCATCGCCGCGCTTGCCCCAGAGCGAGCAGTCGAACCACAGCGTGCGTTTGTCCTGGCCGTTGCGCTCCTCGACGGCGACGGGGAAGCCCGCCACCGCGTCCCCGGCATTGGTGCGGCGCACCACCGCGTCCCGGCCGATATTGCCGGCGATGATGATCTGCTTCATGTCGTCCTCCAATAAGCCCCGTGCACGTCCTCGCCGCTTTCCGCCGCGTCGGCCCGCCTGATTCTGTCCGTGGTGACGCGGACGCTTGCGCTCGTCCGCCCGAGCGCCTTGCCGATCTGCCCGCTCGACGCCCCGGCGCACCGCTGGCGCAGCATCCACAGCGCCAGATCGTCATCGGCCCGCGTGGGATAGCGCCCGCTCACCGCACGATCCCCCGCACGGGCAGATGCACCAACGCGCCCGCCTCGCGCGTCGGAATGCCCCACCGCGCCAGCGCGTCCTGGGCGTCGTCGATCGAGCGCACCACCGCCCAGCGCTCGTAGCCGAGCACCGCCAGCCGGTCGCGGAAGTCGCGCTGCGCCGGTGACAGCACCCCGCCCGGTGCCTTGACCTCCATGAAGAAAGGGCCGGTGAAGGTCAGGCCGATGATGTCAGGCACGCCGGGAAGCACCCCGTTGGCGGCGTTCATGGCCCGCTCGATGTTGCCAGCACGGCCCGGCCGGCGGCTTTCGTTGGCGGCGTGGAAAATGACTGCCTCCGGCAGCACGACGCGGAGCCACGACATGATAGCCCGGTGGATGGGCCCCTCGGCGTCACGGCGGGTCATGCCAGCCTCCGAAACAGCCGCCTGAGCACGAATTGCCGCGCCGTCGAGAGCGCGAAGAACATCGCCGTCACGCCCACGCTCTGCGCCGGGGAGAAGCCAAGCACCGCCCATGTCGCGGACCATGAGACGGCGAGGCCGACAATGGCGTTGGCAAGGACTTCGGCGAGGTCGTGGGTCATGCCCCACCCCCTGTCGCGGGGGCGCGCCGCCCGGCACCGGCCCCCGCTTCGGTGATGGTCCGCGTTGCGAGCGCGCGCCGGGCGGGCATTGGGGTAAGGTCTTCATGGCTTGCGGCCAGCGCCGCCTCACGGCAGCGTGAGGGACAGGCAAGAAACCTACCGGGCATTGGACGCCTCCGAAGAGGGGGCAGGCTCGGAAGTTTCGCTGTTGTCGACCCACGATGACGCCGCGACGCGGCCATCCGTCAGACGCTGTATCCTGACGGCCAATTCGAGGCCGGGACGCATCTGCCCATTCAGAAGGCGAGAGACGATGCTCGGATCAACGCCGAGCCGCTTGGCAAGCTCGCGCTGGCTCAGGCCAGTTTCCTTGGCATAGTGAGAGAGATTTTCCATGCCCGCTACATTGCATAATGTGCAACGCCACGTCAACCGCGACGTTGCACCCGGTGCACTTCACCCGCGTTCGGTTCGCGCCGCGACGTTGCATGGCGTGCATTTTCCCTGTTGACGGCGCGTTGCATATTGTGCAATCGTCCTCCCATACCCGGAGGACACCATGACCGACACCGCCACTGCCGCCCCCGCCGACGAAGCGCCCGCGCCCTATGACCTGACGCTGACTCTGGCGGGCATTCGCAGGCATGGCCCGTGCGAGAACGGCTGGCGCAAGCTTCTGGCGCATCTCGGCAAGACCCGCGCGAACGATGATCCGCTGACCATCGCCACCGTCTACGCCAGCAACGGCTTTGACGACGCGTTGTGGTGCCTGCGGGCCATGCCGGACGACCGCCTGTCGAGGCACTTCCAGGCGTGGTGCGCAGAGCAGGTATTGCCGATTTTCGAGGCTGAGCGCCCTGACGACGCGCGCGTCCGCTACCAGATCGCCATGCTTCGTAATGACGTGGCGACGCGGGAAGAAAGGGCCGCCGCGAGGGCCGCCGCGTGGGCCGCCGCGTGGGCCGCCGCGAGTGACGCCGCGAGTGACGCCGCGAGTGACGCCGCGATGGACGCCGCGTGGGCCGCCGCGATGGACGCCGCGAGGGCCGCCGCGAGTGACGCCGCGAGTGACGCCGCGAGTGACGCCGCGATGGACGCCGCGTGGGACGCCGCGTGGGACGCCGCGAGGGACGCCCAAGAGCGTCAATTCCGTCGCATGATCGGACTGGACCAATGACCGCCCAATCCCCCATTCCCGACGCCAGCGACTGGACGCCCTTCGTGCCGCTCCACGACGCCGAGGACGACGCGGACGACTGGCGCGACGAATTGGGCGCGGCGGAAGGCGACGTGCTCCGCGCGCTCTACGTGACCTGGACGGAGCACGACAGCCACATGGTCGCCCTCGGCCACGGGCTTTTCCGCGAAGTGCCGCACGAATGCACCCTGCACCGCCTCATTGGCGTCACCGCCGAGAACGCTGACGAGCGGCTGTTTCTCGACCGCGAGGTGGTGATGGAGCGCGTTGGCGAAGCGGCGGTCAACGAAGCCGAAAACCTCATGGACGAGGGAGCGAACTGGTGATGATGCACACCCCCGACATTGACCGGCTCATGGCCGAGGCCGCCCGCCGCGAGGATGCGGAGCGCGTGGAGCGTGAGCGCCGCGAGGCCGCCATCCTGCGCCGGTGGGAAGCCGAGGCCGAGGACAGCATTTCCGCCGAGGCGTGGCACTACGCGCTCACCCGGCTGGCGGCGTTGCTTGCCGTGGGCACCGCGCTGCTGGCGCTGGCTGGCGTGCTGGCGGTGCTGCCATGACCGCCGCAGCCGAGGCCCGGATCATGGCGAAGCTGCGCGCCGGCGAGACCGTTACCCGCGAGGATCACGTCGCAACGATAGACGACCTCGCCGAACTGGATGCCTTCAAGGCCGGCGTAACCCAAGCCGGGCGCATGACGGAATCCCTGCTGACCGCGATCTACCGGCGGCAGGTGCAGATCGGGGCCGCCACTCACGGCAAGCCCTGCCTCAGCCCGCAAGGGCCAACTCGCCCCGGTGGCATGGCGCAACCTGTCGCGCCACAGTCCCCCAAGGCCGCCGCCGGGGCACTTTGACACACCATTCGCGCGGTGATCGCGCGGATACCGGGGCGGGCCAATGAGGTGCCGAGCTTCCCCCGCCCCGGTCGGAAATTCGAGAGGAAAGAGACATGGAAATTCGTGGACTTGAGAAACTTCCGGCGCACATGCGCGACGGCGTGGAGCGCTACGTCCTGCACGGCATTCCCGGCGGCTCGTTCATGACCGAGCTTTTCGCAAACCGCCTGGTGCAGGCGTTCGGCCGCGCGGACGAGGAAAACACCGACGCCATGCGCGAATGGGCGTCGTGGCTCTACAACGACGCGCCGGGTGGCTGCTGGGGATCGCCGATGGCTGTCTCCGAGTGGATCGCGGCCGGGGGCCTGATGGGCCGCGACGTGAAGAAGGAGGCGGAGTGATGGACGGGGGGATGCAGCCCACCGCCAACGCGGACGCGGGCGCGCAGCCGGAAGCCACCGGGCTGGCATTGCTTCGCCGGCCGTTTCCGCCGAACCAGATTTCGAAGCTGCCAAAGCCGACGAAGAAGCAGACGGACGAGGTCCGCGACGACTTCAAGAAAGGTATTCGCTGCCAGATATGCGGCGCGTGGCACCACAAGGACGTGGTGCATCTCGACTACGTCGGCCATGCCGCGCTGACCGATCGCCTCTTGGACGCCGACCCCGAATGGAATTGGGCACCGGTCGCGACGACCGACAAGGGCGTCCCCGCGCTGGACGAAAACGGCGGCATGTGGATACGCCTCACGGTCTGCGGCGTGACGCGCCTTGGCTACGGACACCCGGACGGCAAGCGCGGTGGCGATGCCATCAAGGAAGTGATCGGTGATGCGCTGCGGAATGCCGCCATGCGTTTCGGCGCGGCGCTTGACCTTTGGCACAAGGGCGATCTGCACGCGGATGATCCGGCGGAGCCGCCGACGGCGGAGACGAATGAAGTGCCGCTTGCCGCCGCGCGGCCGCCATTCAACGCGGCCGCAGCGCGCGACCGGATCAAGCGCAAGATCGAGGCCGTCCAGACATTGGACGATCTCGGGGAGGTCTGGCGCGCGGAAAACCCGGTCATCAAGGAAGTCGGCGCGGTTTCCAAGCCGATGATGGCCGAGCTTGTAGCAGCCAAAAACGCGCGCCGGGATGCCCTGACGCCGAAACCCGCCGACGACCTCGGCGGCGACGAAATTCCGTATTGAGGGAGGATGCCATGACACTCGGCCCCATCGCCGCAGACATGACCGTGACGCGCGGCCACAACATGCCGCCGGACGCGCTTGACGAGGCCATCGCGCCCTTCGGTGACGCCATTTCCGAAGCCGAGAATTGGCTCGACGGCGAGCCGGTGCAGAATGAAGCACAGATGAAGGCGGTTGACGCCCTCTTGCGCGACGTGAAGGCGGCGAAGAAGGCCGTCACCGAGGCCGAGGAAAGCGAGGCCAAGCCGATCTATGACCAGTGGAAGGCGGCGAAGGCGCGCTTCGCGCCAACGATCACGGACCTGGACCGCATCGCCAAGGGCCTCATTGCCATCGTGGACGCATTCAAGCGCAAGTTGGCGGCTGAGAAGGCCGAGGCCGAGCGGAAGGCCCGCGCCGAAGCGGAAGCCGCCATGCGCGCCGCCGCCGAGGCCGCGCGTCAGGCTGACGCCGGGAATATCGAGGCGCAGCGCGCCGCCGCCCAGGCTCAGGCCGAGGCCGATGAGGCGCAGCGCGCCGCCGCACTCGCCAGCAAAGACACCGTGAAGGGCCTGCGTCAGGTGACGCGCTACGCCGTGGACGATCACAAGGCGCTCCTCAACTGGATCGCTCGCAACCGCCGCGACGACCTGACCGCATTCATCGACGAGTGGGCCAAGCGCCACCACAAGGACTGTGCGGGCGCGGACGGGCTGCGCGTGTGGCAGGAAAAGGAGGCGTTCTGATGACCATCTCCGAAGCCCGCGCCATCCTCGCCGCCTATCAGCGCCACGAGGCCGAGGCGGGCGGCATCGCGCACGCTGACATCAAGGAGTGCGTCCGACTGGCGGCGGCAGAGTGCGGCGTCAGCTACGAGGTCGCGCGGGAGGCCCTGACCGACGCATGGGCCGCGCCGATGAGGGCGGGCTGATGGCGTCCCGCATTCTCCGAAACGCCGAGGACGTTGACGGCTTCGTCAAGCTTCTCTGCGCGCTCAAACTGCCCGTCACGGTGACGTGGCAGCAGGGCGCGGACCGGAGCCATGATCAGAATGCGCTTCAATGGCTCTGGGCGACCGAGGTTGCCACCCAACTCGGCGACCGCGAAGCCGCCGACGTGCAGGCCGAATGGAAGCTGGAAATTGGCGTGCCGATCCTGCGTGCCGACGATCCCGAATTTCGCGCCGCCTATGACAAGGCCGTGCGGCCCCTGCCCTATGCCGACAAGATCAAGATCATGAAGCATTTCTTCCCCGTCACCAGCCTGATGAAGGTGCGCCAGATGTGCCGCTTCCTCGATCAGGTCGAGCGGCAATGCCTTGGCATGGGACTTCGCCTGACGCAGCCCGACGACGATCTCGCAGCCTACAACCGCCGCTACGGGAGAGCCGCATGACATTCCCCGCCCACAACATTCACGCCCCGCAGGCCAGCCGCACGGGCGGGCGGCGCACCCTGCGTCACCACATGGAGCCTTGGATATTCGGGGACGGCGCTTGGCTCTGGGCAGGCCAGGCTGCCAACTTTGGAGGATGACATGACGCGCCGCACATGGACGCCGCGCCGCAAGCTGGCGGTTTTCGAGGCTCACTCGGGCCGGTGCCACCTGTGCCACGGCAAGATCGACGGCACCCGCGAGTCGTGGGAGCTTGAACATATCATCCCGCTGGCAATGGGCGGCGCGGACGACGAAACCAACGTCGCGCCCGCGCATGTCGCCTGCCATCGCGCGAAGACGACGAAGGACGCGGGCCAGATCGCCAAGGCCAACCGCGTCCGCGCCAAGCACAACGGCGCGGCCCGGCCGAAGTCAGCGCTTCCCGGCTCCAAGGCGAGCCGGTGGAAGCGCAAAATTTCAGGCGAGACAGTCAGGAGGGACGAATGATGGGCATACCAGACCACATCTGCGACGTGCTGGACGGCGCGCATGACGCGCTGATCGACATCGCGGCGGCGGCAGACTTCGTGCGCCGCCAAATCAGGATCGGCCACAATGGCGAGGGCGCGGATGAAGTGGCCACGCTGGACGCCATCCATGAGGATGCACTCACGCAGGCCGCTGCTATCCGCGCGATGCTGACGCCGGGAGCGCCCGTGCGGGAGGCATGACGGATGTGGTGCTACGTCCCCGGAACGGACTCTCCCTCTGCGCAGGCGGCGGAGGCCTGGATATGGGCCTCATGCTTGCAGAACCAGATTTCCACACCCGCGCATTTGTCGAGTGGGAGGAATACCCGCGGCGATGCCTCATCGCCGCCCAGCGCGCCGGATACTTCGCCCCGGCCGCCATCTGGGATGACCTCACCACATTCGACGGACGGCCTTTCCGGGGCGCATTCGATACCATTCTCGCCGGCTACCCGTGCCAGCCATTCAGCCATGCCGGGCAGCGGCGAGGCCACGACGACGAGCGGCACTTGTGGCCAGACGTTGCCCGGATCGTCCGGGAAGTCGAGCCTGAATGGGTGTTTCTCGAAAACGTCGCCGGTCACGTCAGCCTTGGCGCAGAAACCGTGCTGCGAGAGCTATGGGACATGGGCTGGACGCCTGCGGCTGGCCTATTCTCGGCGTCTGAAACTGGCGCGCCGCATGAAAGGCTCCGCTGGTTCTGCGTGGCCTACCGCAGTCAAGAGCGATGTGAAGGGGGCAAATGGAAGCGGGAGCAATACAGCGTCGGCACACAGCTTAGCGACCAAAGCGGAGTTGTCATGGCCGACGCCGATGGCCGGGACGCCAGCGCAGAACGGCAACAGCGCGGCGGGCAGCTCGGATTTCAGCCGGAGGGCGGAGGAACTGGCGCGGGCGATGTGGTTCACGCCGAATGTTCCGAACGGCGGTCGGACGCTACAGACCGGCACATCCCCGACCGGGATGACGCCGGACGGAATCAAGCGGCAGGTAGGGCTGGAAAATCAGACGCGGCTATGGACCACCCCGCAAGCCCACGATGTGACGATGCGCGGGAGCGGGCAGGTTCCGACAGCGAAGGCCGGGAACGCATGCCTGGCACGGGATGCGGCGCAATGGCCGATGCCAGCGGCGCAGAACGTCAAGGGCAGCAGCCCGGACAGCGTGACGCGCTCGGATGGCAAGAGCCGGATGGACATTCTCCATTACGCGGCGGAACAGGGCTTTTCCCACCCGGCCCCGGAGACGCAGCCGCATGGGCCGACACTCTCGCAGTTGCGCCGCATCTGGCGCCCGCTGCGGGGCTCGCTGATTGCCTCGCATGGGCGAGCAACATGGCGGCGGCTATGGACGGGCAGGACCAAGCGGCGGCTGAATCCGCTCTTCGTCGGATGGCTGATGGGCTGGCCCATCGGGCACGCGCTCTGCGCCTGCTCGGCAATGGAGTTTGCCCGCTGGCAGCAGCACATGCGTGGCGCTCTCTCGGCGCTGCCCACGGCCTCGGGCCCGTGGATATGGGCGCCGCCGAATGCCGCGCAGAAGCCGGTGCAAATCGAGATGTTCGGAGGATGACGAAATGACAGCACACCAGTGGGGCGATCATGCCGCACGGGCCTATGAGCGGAGGGCGGCGTGATGCGCTACCGCATTCAGGACGGCGATGGCCGCGGCCCGTGGCGCCCAGGCTTTTCGCATCGGTGGATCGACCCGATGAAGGATGACAGCCTCTGCCCGCCGATGATGACGGAATTTCCCGACTGGCGGAAGCGCGTGGCGAGGCACCCGTGGGCGGTCCATATCGGATGCTGCGTTGACGGCATGGCGGGCGTTCATCGGTGGTTCACCCCATCTGAATTGGCGCGGTTGCAGGGCCTAGGCTTTTACCTTGTGGACGCCACGCGTCTGACGCCGCTCATCATTGGCCGGAGCCAGATCATCGGCGGGTCGCGCTTCCCGCTCGCCTATCTGCCGCGCGTCGAGTGGAGCGTTGCCGCATGACCCGCCTCGCCCTCATCCTCGCGTGTCTCGCCACGCCCGCCACCGCCGAAACCGTCTGCGTCCCCGGTGCCGACCTTGCCGCCGCCGCGAAGGAGCAAGGCCTTGCGCTCACCTTCGAGGGCTTTCTCGCCGACGGCGCCGTCTGGATATTCACCGCCCGCGACGGCGAGTGGGTGATGGTAATCCTCCGCGCCGATGGCAGCGCCTGCCCGGTGGCGGCGGGCGACGCCCATGACATCACACTCGGGAGTTTGATGTGACCGCTAAGCCGATCATATTCTCTGCGCCGATGATCGCTGCACAGAGAGAAGAGGGGACATGGTGATGGCAAAGATTGATGGTGGACCCGCGTTCCCAACCCACGGCGGGCATCACCCCGATGATGATCCCCGTAACCACACCCTAGGCGGCGGCATGTCCATGCGCGACTGGTTCGCCGGGCAGGCGCTGGCTGGAATAATGGCAGGGTGGCCTGCCAATGAGCGTATATCAGAGGCGCGAGCGGCGGAAATTTCTTACCTCGCCGCAGACGCCATGATCGTCGCGCGGGACGAAGAGGGGACGTGGTGATGACTGACAGACCGATCATCTTTTCCGCGCCGATGGTCCGCGCGCTTCTCGACGGGCGCAAGACGCAGACGAGGCGGGTGCTGAAACCGCAGCCGGTCTGCTACCAGAACCCGCCTAGCTTCTCGTGGGGCAAGTTTGTCGGCGAATGGCCCGACGACTGGTTCGGCTATGGCAACGCGATTGATGGGGCGCTGCCCTACGCCCCCGGCGGCCGGCTCTGGGTGAAAGAAGCGCACGCCTTCGACATCGAGGCCAACACCGTCGATGAGCGGGAGATCATCTGGTATCGCGCGACGCAGCCCGTTGACGAGGTTCACTGGCGCTCCCCGATCCACATGCCCCGCTGGGCGTCCCGCCTGACGCTCATCGTCACCGACGTGCGGGTGCAGCGGCTGGCGGAGATCAGCGAGGAAGACGCGCGGGCGGAGGGCGCGACATCGCGGCCCGCCTGCAATGGCTTCATGTCCAGATACGACGGCTGGAGCATGGACTGGTCGCCTGTCGGAACGCTTTCTGCGTATTCCATGAGCGCCAAGCCGGGCGGCCCGGCGAAGGTTCCGCTCACCGAGAGCGATATTTCGCTCTACACCGCAGCGTCCGCATTTGCGAATTACTGGGACACCATCCACGGCCCCGGCTCATGGACTGCAAACCCGTGGGTCTGCGCGCTCACATTCGACGTGCTGCGCTGCAACATCGACGACGCGGGAGCCTGACATGACGCACCCCACCCGCTTTACACACCCGCCGTCACTCAAGGAGGCCGTTGCGCGCATCACCGACGCGGACATGACGCACATGTGCCTCGCGGTAAACCGGACATTTGGCAGCGCGATGGCGAGCAGGCTCATGGACCTGATCGTCGCCGCACGGAAGGAGGCAGGGAAATGATCAAGTCGTTCGGACCATCCGGCTACCGCGACAAGGACGGCGTGCTGCGCCTCTCCTGCGTGTCGTCGCAGACCTATTGCTTCATGCTGCATGGCAGGATGTGCAGCGACCAGAAGCCGCCGCGCGAGGTCGATAACCCGCGCGAGACGCCGGAATGGTGCAAATACGCGGCGGGCATCCGCGAGGATATCGCGGAGATGGAGGACTTCGACCGCATGGGCCTCGCCGACATGACGCGGGCGGAATTGTTGAAGCTCATGAAGGACGTGCCTGTCGAGTTTCGCGCAGAATGGAAGGGCACGCCCTACAAGCTGACCGAGCACAACGCCGGGATGATGCGCCGGGCGATCCGCAAGCACCGGATGGCGACTGGGGCGGCGGGAGCCTGATCCAGATGGCTCAGTCGACCCAGGATCGCGCGCTCGAGTTCGCCCACAAGTGCGAGTTGGCGGGCCATGTCGTCCGCCGCGAAACAGCCCGTGCCACTTCGGGCGGGGAGAAGGAGGACGGAATGGCTGACTATCCAGCCTGGATATGCGCCGACTGCGGCAAGAGATGGGGCAGACGGCCTGAGGGCAACCCACATGGCGCGACGTGGCACATGGGCACCTGCGACATCTGCGGCGAGGCCAAGGCCGTGACCGAGCCGCGTGACTATGGGCACTTGAGAGAGGGGTGGGAGAAATGACTGACGCACCGAAAACTGTAGGCCTTGTCCACAACGGATTCGGCGGCTGGCGGCTCTGGACGGCAGACGACGCCGATGATCCAACCGTGGTCCCCGTGCCCTACATCCTCGCCGCCGAGCACGACCGGATCGTCGCGGAGAAGGATGCGGAGATCGCGCGGCTCGTTTCGGAACGGAAACGTGTTGACCGGCGTATAAAAAACCAGCGTGCACAACTTGCATGGTGGAACAAACTTTTCCACGAGCGTCTTGCCGCAGCCTGTAGGCGTCGCATCTATTATCCAAATTGGACGCCGGTGCTTTACCGCAGAGCCAAAGCCCGCCGCGCTATCAAGGGAGACGACAATCTCCGCGCTGCAAGGGAGGGGAAGTGATGGACGCGCCGAAGAAGATATGGGCTTGGGTGGATGATCTAGCCGGAATTGTCGGGCAAAGCGAAGCACCTGAAACCCCGCCAAACTTACCCGCTGGACCAAACGCAATCTCACCCTGCGCAGAATACATCCTCGCCTCCGACCATGCCCGCATCGTCGCGGAGAAGGACGCGGAGATCGCGCGGCTGCGGAATGATTGCCGCATCTTGCTCGCACAAATCGCGTGGCTGGAGGAATGCACTGGCGAGGGCCTTGAAGGCGAGGATGCGGCGCTCGTGGCGGAAATTGCCGCAACCGTGGGAGACGACAATGGATGATCTGGTGAGACGCCTGAGCCAGCCGTTCTATGACGCCTCTGGCGAGGTAAGCGATGCTCCCGAACAGGCCATCGACGCCATCGAGTCGCTACAGGCGCAGCTTGCCGAGGCCCGCGACGATGCGGCATTCGTCGCGGCGCAGTTGCAGGCCGTGCTCGACATGTCGCCGCCCCCGCAGGAAGGCATCCTGAAGAAGCGCCTGCATGAGCTAGCCGCTCGCAAGAATGCGCTTGCCGAGGCCCGCGACAAGGCGCTGGAGGATGCGGCGCGGAAGGCCGATCCACCGCAAGTGCGGACGACGAAGGGCTTGTGGGTGCTGCGCCGCGAGAAGATCGCCGCCGCCATCCGCGCCATGAAGGGAGAGAGGGGATGAGCGATCTGCCCTACCTGACCAAGCAACGGTGGGCGTGCCTGCACGCGCTCAGGCGCCAGCCGCGCATGCTGGATCGCGCCTTTCTGGCGAAGGAATTGCTGATCCATTACCGCGACAACGGCCCGCTGAAGCCCGCATCCGGCGCGATGATGGACAGCCTGCGCGATGCGGGATGGATAGAGCGCGTCGTCTATGACTTCGGCGGTTCCGGTGCGCCCTTCCGCATGGGCAGGCCCGTGACCATGTGGCAGATCACCGACGCCGGGCGTGAGGCGATCCGACAGTGCCCCGACATTTTCCCCGGCGAGCCGGTATATGGGAGGAAGCCGTGAAAGACACCGCCACCCCGCTCCTTCCTGACGCGCCGGTGTGGCGCGAGCCGCAATGGCTCTACGATACCGGATGGCACCAGAGCGGTGCACTCTGGCTCTGGATGCGGAAGCACGGGCATCTGATCCGGCAGACCGAGGCGGATGGTATCCGGCAAGTGGCCCCGATCTGCGTCGCCTACCGCCGGCCCCCGGCCGAGGTCCGGGCGATCATCGGCGCCGGGCTGTGGAGGCGCGTCCACCACAGCGACGTGATCGACAATGCGTGGCGGGCGAAGATCAAGCTGACGACGAAGTTGCCTTTCGCCACGATCATGGACATTCCGCGCGGGGCATTCCGCGAAGTGAATGGCATGGTCGCGCATAGCGGCGAGGCGGCAGTCACCGTCGCGGCGCGGATCGCCTGCAACCGCAACCAGATGCGCGAAGCCGTCATGCTGGTGCGCGATACCGTCCGCATGGGCGGCTCGGCCGATCCTGCATGGTCGCTGCGCCGGCTGCGCGAGGAACACGACAGGCTGGCGCGCGAGCACGCGCGGCGCAGTGCCGATCCGAAGCCCTTCGCCGTGCCGTGGCGCTGCGAGATCGACGGCTTCGCATTCACCCGGCTTGTGAGCGCGGCCGACTTCGCCGAGGAAGGCGCTATCATGCGCCATTGCATCGCCAGTTATGCCCGTGATGCGAAGTCCGGGCGCGAGACGGCATTCAGGATCGAAGGGCCAGAGCGCGCGTCCGTCAGCTTCGCCACGAGCGGCCATGTCGAAATTCGCGGGAGGCTCAACGCGCGCGTCACGGAGCCGTGCCGTCGCGCCGCGATGAAGGCGTGGGCGACATTCAAGGCCGAGCCTGGCACCCCGCGCTGAAGCCGATCACCACCGGCGCCGCCAGATGCGCCACAGCCAGTAGCGGCGGCTCGGGCGGATGCTCACCGCTTGAACCGCTGCAAGCCGATCACGCCGAATATCGCCATGACGATAAGCCCCGCCCATTCGTCGAGCGGTGCGGGCAGGGCGGCGATGCTCCATGTCTGTGGATAGGCGCAGAGGCGGCACCACAGGATGCTGTAGAGGCACACGGCGGCGAACCAGACGCCGAGCGGCAGGGCGAAGATCAGCATGAGCCAGAAGCCGCCAGCCCGCATGAAATCGGCCCGCGTGGCGTAGTGCGTCTTGATAATGTCAGCCTTCAGCGCCTCGCGATCCGTCTCGGCGGCGATGCGCTTGTCCACTGTCGAGAGAATGCGATCGAGCGGCCCGGAGGCGAGCCAACCGAACAGGAACCGGAGTGCGCCGAGCATCACAGATACCTCTCGATATGCTGCCGCGCCTCGTAGCGCGTGATTCCGAGCCGGTAGCACGACCGCGCCAGCCGCTCGGCCATCGCGTCCAGATCGGACCTGTCCGGCTTCACCTGCCGCGCGAAGGCGACGGCCTCTGCCCATAGCCGATAGGACTGGCAGAATGGGTAGAGCACCAGGTGCAGCCCGAATGTGACCCAGAATTGCCGCGCGTGCTCCATCTCATGCGCCAGCAAGCCCTTGTCGCCCCGGTAGCGCTTCTGGATCAGCACCAGCGGACCGATGGTCAGCCCGGCTTTCCGCTCGGGCAGGAGCCGCGTGTAGACGACGAGCGCGAGTGGCATCAGTCGTCGCTTCCCTGCGAGACAAGCCGCCCGACGATGCCGCCCGCCAGCACGGCGAGCGTGATCCACCTGAGCCAGCCCTCGGGGATCGCGTCCCGCAGCTCGCCCGGCAGGGCGCCCCACGCGAAGGGGATCGCCGCCGCCGCCGCCATCGCCTGCATTGACCACCAGCGCCACGCCCGGCGCGCGCCCTTCACAAGTCGCATGTCACAGTCCTCCGAAGAGCCATTCGAGCCAGCCCATGACGTGGGCCACGATGTAGAGCGTCACCGCCGCGAGTCTTTCCATGTCAAAACCCCAATGCTGCCTTGATGCCGTCCCACCATTCCGTGATTGCCAGCCCGGCACCGGCCAGCAGGAAGGCGATGACCGCGCCAATTCCAAAGCCCGGCCCCGGTTTTTTGCCTGCTGGCGGCGAAGTCGTCTGCCCGGGCACCGTGAAGGCCACGTCGGAGATGCGCGGCTCAGTGACGATTTTTCCGGGCGTGTAGGGCGTATCCTTGATCCGCTGCCACTTGTCGAAGGCGGCGGCGAGCTTGCGGTCATAGCCGTTCGCGGCGAAGTCCCGCCCATTGTAGCCCAGCGCGAATCCCTTCCAGTCACGGGCGCGCAGGAAGCGATCCAGCTTCTTCGATGCGATGAATGTCACCATCGCCTCAAGGTGCCGCTCTTCGTCGTCAAGGAAGTCCGTCACCATCGCCCGCGCCGAGGGATACCCGGCGAGAACGCAGTTGAAGCCCATGATCTGGCCGAGGCCCCACGACGCCGAGCGAAGCGCCGCCTCTTCGTTGATGCTCATGGCCGAGGCAAGCCGGGGGTAGCTGTCACTCGGGTAGTCGCGCCGCCACCTCGGATAGGCGAGGCCCTTCCTTTCGGCCAGGTCGCGCGACGGCCCCTTGCCAAGCTCGCGCCAGAAGACATGCGGCTCGAACAGCATTCGCGGGCGGCCCTTGGCGTCAAAGCCGCGCCCGTTGGTCTCAACGTCAAGCACCGCGTGGATTTCATCCTCTCCGACGCCGATGCGCGCGCCGACGCGCGGAATGTCGATGTCCTCAAGCCGCCTGGCCTTGCCCTTGAAATTCATTCCTTCGCCCTCACGGTGAAGATGTTGCTTGTCACGCAGACGGTCTTGGGGGGCAGGATGCCGAACAGCGGATAGAGCACCGTCCGGCATGTCTCCGTGTAGTATTGTCCGGCACCGAGGCGCGCGCAGTCGGCCGCGCCGTCCGTCCACTCCACCAGGCTTCTGGTTTGAACGCCGTCCAGGCCGCCCCGATAGCGCAGCCGGTCGGCTCCCGTGCAGCCGCCGGCAACTTCGTTGGTCAGCACGTTGCGCGTGGTGGTGGCATATTCTCCGAGGAACGAGAACCGGATGGTGCGATCCTCCACCACCGTGGGCGCGGAGCCGACCGTGGCGTCGGAAACGGCGATGCTGTGGCTGTCGAACCACACCCGCGCCGGGAGCGCCCCCATGGCGAGGTAGAGGCCGAGCGCGGGCCAGAATACCCACCAGCGATTCAGCGTCCTGCGAGCCACGGCAATCATCCAAGCCATCCTCTCCATGCCGCCGCGATGCGGTCCCATTGGGTCGCCACGAAGATCAGCCCCGCCGCCAGCCATTTGCCCCAGCCGAACGCCCATGCCAGCGCGTCAAGCCGAGTGTAGAAGAGCGCCACCCGCCGCACCGCCGCTCGCTCTTCCGGCGTCAGCGGCAATGCCTCCGGGTGGCGCTCCACCGCCTTGGCAAATCGGTCGATGATTGCCAGCGGGCCATCGTCAGTCATTCTCACCCCCGTCCCGCCGCGCGGTTTCCTCAGATCATCGCGCCGGTATCGAGGTCGATATTGCCGGTCCACACGTCCGCGAAATTGTTGCTCGCGTAGAAGATTTTCCGCGCCCCGCCGGCCTTGCGCCACCAGTTGCCCGTGAACCTGATCTGCCCGTTCCAGAGCGCGGAGCCGGCGTATTTTGAGCCTTTCATGACCGCGAAGGCGCGGTCGTTGCCGTGCAGGATGATGTTGCCATCCACGTCGATGTCGTCGTAGAGCGCGCCGGGCCAGTAGGGCGCGAACTGGAACGCGTTGTTCACGCCCACGCCGCCATTCGTCAGGCTCATGTCGATCAGGTTGCCCCGGATCGCCAGCCCGCCATAGGCGCCCATGATGGTGAATGCGTCGTAGTGCGGCGCGCCGCCGTAGAAGCTCGGCGCCTCGAAATAGTTGCCCTCGATCACGCAGGGGCCGAACTCGCTCCCCGCGATCTTGGAGCCGTCATAGCCCTGATTGATGAAGGCGGCGCCGCGGATTGCGTCGATGGAACCGATGACGCCGTTCGCCTGCTCCTGTTTCACGGCCTTGGTGACGCCGAACTCGCCGTCGAACACGCCCGACAACTCGGCGATGCGCGAGCCGGGCATCGCCTGGATGACATGGGTCTTGATGGCCTTCGGCCTGGCGCGTATCCGCAGCCCGCCCATCTGCGCCCGGTTGGTGAAGGCGCGGTTGCCGATATTCACGTCGAGAAGGTCACCGGTGAAGCTGTTGTTGATCACCTGATCTGCGGTGACGCTGAAGCCGGCCGGAAGCCGGTAGCCAGCATCGACACTCGGCCAGCCCTGCCAGTCATCATTCGCCAGCGAACCGAGTGCCGCCACCGCATCATATGCTGTTGCTGGCGGCTTTGGCTGGGCCGGTGGAGCAGGCGGCACCGGATCGGGCGCCGGGTCCGGCGTCGGCGGCGGCGGCGCGGTCGTCAGTTCCGCGATTGCCGTGTCGCATTCCTTTACCTCCGCGACGATGCCGTCGATCTGGTTGAGGAGCGCGGCGCGGCGCGCCTTGGCGAAGAAGAGAAAGTCCTGGTCGGTCATCCTGTTTTCCTCATGGGACGGTGAATGTTCCGGTCGGGTGCGCGCCTTGCAGCGCGGTCGGAACGGCGCGGACGGGAACGCCGTCGATACCGAGCAGGCTGAAATCGACGAGAGGCCAGTTGCGTTCGAGGTTGGCGAGGTTGTCGGTCGGGTGGACGAGGCCGCCGGTGGCGCCGCCCATGCCGAAGGTCATGCCGGTGGAGCCCGGGGTGAACGTCCCGTTCGGAATCGTCGGCCCGCTCGTCGGCAGGGTGCCGGAACGGGGGTAGACGTAGACCTTCCCGTCGGGCTTCAGGAGCGCCTGGTAGACCGGGGCGCCCGAATATTCGAAGCCCATCACGTCGGTCCAGTGATCGGTGCCAGAAGTATCCGAGATCGAAGCCTCGGCGTTCTTGGCGCGGCTGGTGACGATCGGCCCCGCGCTCGATCCGACGCGGAGCACCGAGGCGTCCGTCTTCAGCGTGACCTCGTCGAACTCCGGTACCGGAATCGGCAGCAGGTTCGCAGCCTGGAGAATCGCGTAGGCCGTCATCCGTGCGAAGGTGTTCTGGCCCCGGTCCTCGTAGCGGTTGGGGTGCGGCTCATCCATGTGGGACGTGCCGGCCGGGTCGTGGTTGCCTGCCGTCGCCGGAAAGCCCGTGTGATAGCCGTTCGGGGCGAAGGGTCGCATCGTGAAGTAGCCGGACATGGCCGGCAGGGCCTGCATCGCCCGCGCGCTCATGGACGACCGGCGCTTGTCCTTGTGGTTCGAGGTTCCGCTCTCACTCCAGGTCATCGGGCTCGATGCCGCGGTGATCGCGAATTGATGCGCGTCGGGCAGGATCGCCTTGGTATAGGTCCAGTCGTAAAGCTGGGCGAGGGTGCGGTTGAACGTCACCTGCGATGCGCCACCAGCCCCGTAGGTCACCGTCACCGGAGTGGTGACAGCACTGCCGTCTGTGTTGCGGCCAAGGAATGCCGCGGCCCAGACCTTGCCGTAGTCGTCCTTGTAGCCAGACGGCGCCGCATACCATGAGGCGTAGACCGCGCCGACCTCGGAAAGGCCGTTGCCGGTGGCATGGAGATGCAGCGCCTCGTCGTTCGACCAACCCCGGTTCGCGGTGACGTCGTTCAGCACGTCCACCCAATCGGTGCCGGAAACCGTGTGGTGAACGAAGGTCACGTAGTCGTCGCCGACGACCGAAAGGACCGCATTGGTGATCGCCGCCAGGGCCGAGGTGTAGGGCTGGGCATTGGTCGAGACGCGGGTGCGGATGCCCGCCGCGCCGGAGCCGAGCGAGCGATCCTGCCAGAGGTGGGTGATGCGGCCATCGGCGAACTCCGGCAGCGCCGCCACGTCGATCGCGTTGGTCAGGCTCGCGGCGTCGATCAGCGCGTCAGTATCGATCGCCCGGTTGCCGCCCCACTCGAAGGCCAGGGTGTTGTCGGTCTTCAGGTAGGGGTTCGCCCCGGCGGCGCGGCGGCCGACCCAGTTGTTGCGGATCGTCGGCGTGGTGATGTTGGTGCCGGAGCCGTTCGAGGTGCGGATCGCCGCGCCGAAGGAGCCGACGGTGAACGGCAGGTAGTTCCACTCGATCAAGACCTGGTCGAACTGCCGATCGTTGGCGTTCGCGTCGCGGGCCAGGAAGATCGACGAGGTGATGCCACGATTCCTCAGCGTCTCGATCTGCTCGATGTAGTTCATTCGGACGATGGCGCCGTTCTTGGCGGCCGGAAATTGCAGCGCGTCGCTGTGCGGATCGGTCCAGGCCCAGTTGGTGTTGCCGCTGGTCAGGCCAGCGGGTGGCGCGACGCCGAGAGAGGTCGCCACCTTGCAGATGTAGGTCTCGCCGCCATTGTCGCAGCACTCGCCCTGAACAGAGGTGCGTCCCGCGCTGTAGGCGGCGCGGTCGTTGCCATAGGCCACCGCCGGACCGAAGTAGTTCCACTCGACGGCCTGCGGCTCGGACTGGCAGCCGGTGATCTTCATTGCGTCCGACGGCAGATTGGTGAACCGGCAGCGCCTGGTGTTCTTGAGGTCGCCGACCTGGATGCCGGCGCCGGAGCCGGTGATCTCGGCGCGAAACGCCTTCGGCGCCCCCATCGCATTGCCGCCGTAGGTCGGGTTCGGAAGCCCGTCCCACCCCGTTACGTCGCAAAATTCGACGAGGTCGACGGTTCCGCCGACCTTGACGAAGAGATAGGTGTCGATGTTCGCAAGCCCGGTGCGCTCGCCGAAGATGCAGTCGTGGAGCCACGTCACCGAGCCGCCAGCATCGACCGAGACCTTGTAGCCGGTGAAGTCCCAGTCCTTCAGCTCGGAGAGGGTGCCGGTGATGGTGATGTCGGTGCCGCTGCGCGACATGCCGGCGGGCAGCGCGTCGACGCCGGGAACTTTCAGCGCGACCGTGCTGCGCCGCCCGGTCGCCCAGCGGTTCTTGAGCGCCGTCACCGCATGCTTGATCGAGAGCGTCTCCGGCGTCGGCGGGGTTCCAGCCGTTCCGGGCGTCTGCCATTGCGCATGCTCTGACTGGCCCCAGATCGCGACGATGTGGCCGATGGTGACGCTGTAGGAAGTGATCGCGGTTGTCGCCGGTGTGGCTTTCAGGCGCACCTGAAGCTG